CTTCGGTTAGATTCGCTGTCTAACCTGGAGTTCGCAGTTCCTAGTGAAATTCGTCGTTACAAGAAACAAACAACTCGACCTTTCTCAGCAGAACGAAAATTCATGAATCAACTACTGAAAGATTTTTCGTTGGATCCGTTCAAAGATCCAGAAACAGGCAAGGACTACGTCATAGCCTATGAAAAGTGCAAAATGCCAAGTCGAATTGAGGGATCGCGCAAGGAGAATTATGCCAAGAAGCTCGTTGGTGTTTACGGTCCGTGTTCAACCGCAGGAAAGAATGCTCAATTTGAGTGTTTGGATTCTATTTTGCGTGCTATATCAGTTAAGGATGGTGGCTTTCATGTTGCTCAAGCCGTCGCAAATATCTTTAACCGGTGTCCACATGTATTTCCAGCTATGTTGAACGCTGGTGGTGCTTTGACTCATAAGATCTCTTTGTTTGATGTTCCTTGTGTTACTGCATTTCAAATACACATGGTCGTCATGCTATCTCGTGCTTTATTTGGCTCTTTTAAGTACGAACAATTTGTTGATGTCCGTGGTGGCATTTGTCCGTGTTGTTCTGAAGAACACGAATTTATTCTTGTTTGCGGAAGTTGCTCTGAAAATGCTTACTGCTTTAAGTGTTACGCTGCCGGTGTTAATTTGGGAATGGTGCACGAGGCTCCTTTTTGTCCAACCTGTTCAACTCCAGTACGTATTGCTTCATCGCAGGGCATTTTGCGCTTTCATGAGCTCTGGGTAGCAGGATGTGATGCCAGGTCATTAGCTACGAGCCTTGAAAAGAATATGCTTGAGAATAACCATAATGTTGTTTGGGACGACTTTACGTGTGATGATTTCCACACTTCATGTGAGTTAGCTTTCGAGTACTATGACGAATTCATTCTGAAAGGAAAGAGAGTTGAAATTGTTGATCTTTCTGATATCAACAATTTCGTGAAAATGTTTGTTCCTTCAAACACTTCTGCTGGGTATTACATTGGAGTTACGCCTACGAACCCAACTAAAGCAGACATTCATAGGGAAGAAATGTCTAGGATTTGTCATGTGTTGCGTGGTCTCGCTGAACACATGACCACACTCACTGATGCTGTGCGTTTGGTTCGTCCTCTTTTGACTGATGTGCATAAAATGGCTCCTAAGCTCGAGACAATCATTCCTGATGATCAAGTTGGGGTTGAGGCAGTTCGTCCTGACAAGACTCGTGTTTTCTTTATATCTCAGCTTGGCGTCACATGTTACATGAAAGCAATTTGGTACTATTTGTCTAAATGTATGGGAGTTGGCGCTGAAGGGCAATTCAATCCGATTGGTATTAACATGAAGTTTTTGCATGGTTCTGCCACCGCGTTCTTCTGTGAGATGTTTGGCGTTACAGCGGAACGATTAGCTCAGGTGAAAACAGCTGATGATCATTATAAACTCGAACTTGAGATTTTAACAATATCTGTGTGTCATAGGAGACTTTTCACGTTATGACATGCATGTCACTCCTCATTCGTTGGCTGGAATTTTGTTGCCTTTCATACAAATTTTTCATTTGCCTGGAGTTGAGTACGATTCTGTTGCTGGTAAATTGTTGTTTCCGAATGGCTTCGAAAACTTAGACTCTCAAGTTAAAATTTGGGTTGTGTGCTATTTACGATGTATCGAGGTCTTAATTACGAAAGTTGTCAACGCTCCTGACGGTTCTGGTTGGTGGCGTTTTGTTGGTTGTCTGCCTTCTGGTGTTTGGTTAACCGCTCTCGCAAACTCATTGATCAATTTTACCATGTCTGCTCAGGTTTGGGCAATTTATCTTGGCGTTTCTGTTTCCAAAGTGTATTCGCTGTTAGGAGAGGGCAAGATAAAGATAAAGGTCTATGGCGATGACAGTATGATTGTAGTCGATCGTAGCTTGCTAGAAAACTTTGATCCAGTTAGGTATCGAGATTTATGGTACAAAATTCATAATCAGGTTATTAAAGGTGAAAGTATTAAGGTGTGTCGTAGGATCTTTGCTAGGGTTGGATCCGATCCCGAATCTTCTTTTGAAGCTCCGGATTTTCTTAAAAATGGTTTTACCACCAGGATTTGTCCTAGTCACGGTTGTGAAGTTCTTTTTTACAGGCCAGCACGCTTGGCTGTTCCTAAACTTTTAGTATCTGCTCAGCTCAGCTTAAATCCATTCTTGCAGAGGGAAAGGGCGATCAATGTTGCTCATGTCTCCGGTGTTAATCCTGAAATATACTACGTGTGTCGATCAATAAATAATTTCTGTGACACGTATATTCGTGAGAACAATCTGAAAGAAGAAGATTATGCGATTGAGGACGATCTTGTTGTCAAAAGTCGCGAACGTGCTGAATTGGATCCTGATGTTGTTCCAGAGTTTCCGTCATTCAATCAAGTTCTCCAACGACATGGTTGTCGAGACTTGTCATATCCCATTCATAATCGTGTTCCGGA